CCTTTCTCTCCACCCTCCCAATAGAAAAGGAGTTGTGGGGGTACTCCCCTACCCTAGAGGGAAGAGGCATTCAGGGAATTCCCTCACCAGGAAAAGGGTTCTCTACTTTGTAGTTATTCTACCTAGTCCATTTGTAAGTTTACCCAAACTATTATATATTAGCCATTCTAAAAAAAAAAGTGATGGAAGAAAAAAAAGAAGTTAAGCTAGTGACAAAGGGAACTGACGAATTAATGTTCGGTTGGAAAATGGAGAAGTTCACTAACTACAAGGCTTACAAAAAATATTATATAAAATATGGGTCTCCTGACAAAGGGGTTACTTTGACCTCTAATAAGCCCCTTGTTTGACCTCTAACAAACCCCTACTTAGGGGTCAAGGATAGGGTTAAAGATAAAGATAAAGATAATATATATAGTTTATATAATTTTTATATATTTGTGCAAAGACAAAATGAAAAGGCTACCAACAGAATTAAAAAAACAAAGAGGTACACTTCGCAAGGATCGTCTAAACGAGAACGAACCGAAGCTACCTTCTGTTATTCCCCCGATACCAACTTGGTTATCTGAAGATGGACAAAAGGCATTTAGTGAACTAAGCAACTTACTTCACGATATGTCTGTCCTGACTCAGGCGGATGAGTTAGCCTTAACTTTACTTTGTGATGCTTACAGCGAATATAAGTTAGCTAAAGAAGTTGTTAACCAACTAGGTGCGACTATGGAAGTTACTTCTAGGGAAGGTAATTCTAAATCTGTTATCCGACCTGAAGTACAAATAGCTAATCAATCTTTTGTTAGAGTCTTTCAGTTGCTAAAAGAATTTGGATTAACTCCTTCGAGTAGAGCCAAGGTAAATGCTATTGAAAATGCTTCTAGTACACCTGATGTTAAAATAGAAAATTTCTTTAACGGTGGCGAATAATCTTCACAGGATAGATAAAAACAAATACTTCTTTGATGAGAAATCAGCGAAGAGAGCTGTTGACTTTATTCAAACTTTTTGTAAACACACTAAGGGAGAGTTAGCAGGTCAGCCATTTGTATTAGAGCCTTGGCAAATAGAAATCATAGAAGCTATCTTTGGTTGGAAGTCTAAGAAAACAAAGCTTAGAAAATTCAGACAGTGCTTTATCTTCATTCCTCGTAAGAATGGAAAGACTACGATGATGGTTGGTATAGCACTCTATATGCTTTTCTCTGATGGAGAGAAAGGAGCTGAAATTGTATCGGCTGCTGCTGATAAAGAACAAGCAAGGTTAAGTTTTTCGATAGCTAAACAAATGGTTTTACAAGAACCTAATCTTATCAAAAGAGCAGGTACTTATCGTGACTCAATTACTTACGATAAGGTTGGATCGTACTACAAAGTTATTTCGGCTGATGCAGATACTAAACACGGACTAAACCTCTCTTGTTGTTTACTGGATGAGATTCACTCACACAAGAATCGTGACCTTTACGATGTGTTACTTACCTCTATGGGTGCTAGAAAAGAACCTCTAATGTTAGGAATAACTACAGCAGGGGCAGGTAATCAGAAAGACCACATATCGAGAGAGCTTTATGACTATTCAAAAAAATTAATTGATGGTTCTATTGAGGACGATTCGTTCTTAGGAATTGTATATGAGGCTGATGAAGGAGATGATATTTTTAGCGAAGAGGTTTGGAAGAAAGCAAATCCAGGTTACGGAAGTATAGTGACTAAAGAGTATATGCACCAACAAGCTATCAAGGCAAAAAATGAACCTTCATTTGAAAACACTTGGAGAAGATTACATTTAAACCAATGGGTTGCTAATGAAACTAAGTGGATAAGTGACGAGAAATGGATGTTGTGCGATGGTGAGGTAGATAGAAATTATCTAAGAGGTAAAGTTTGTTACGCAGGATTAGACCTTGCAAGTACACGAGATATTACTTGTTTAGCTTTATTGTTCCCTGATGAAGAGGGTGGTTACGATATAATTAACTATAATTTTGTACCTGAAGAAAACGCTAAGAGAAGGTCAGAGAGAGATAAAGTAAATTATGATAAGTGGCACAGGGAGGATTATGTTATTTATACTCCTGGAGATGTAACTGACTATAACTACATAAAGCAAAAGATTGTTGAGTTAAGTGAATTATTTGATATTCAGATAGTAGCTTATGACCGTTGGAACTCAAGTCAACTAATAATCGACCTGACAGAAGATGGGTGTCCTTGTGTTCCTGTAGGTCAAGGATTTAAAACTATGTCACCTGCAACTAAAGAATTTGAAACACTAATACTTAGTGGTAAGATTCGACACGATGGCGATCCTGTCCTTAGATGGATGATGAGCAACGTAGTTCTTACGCTTGACCCAGCAGGTAACGTAAAACCAAATAAAGCAAAAAGTAACGAAAAGATTGATGGTATCGTAGCTTGTATTATGGCACTATCTGAGGCTATGGAAAATAAAAATAAAGGTGGATCGGCTTACGATGACAAAGAGATATTTTTTATCTAAGAACGAGATAGTAGAAAAGGAGTACAACTCAATTAGAGAGATTTGTACTAACGTTCTTAGGAGCAATAAAAACCTTTACCTTGTTGATGACTTAGTGCAAGAGGTTTGCTTAATTTTGCTTAATCAAGGTGATGAGTCTGTACAGACCATCTACGAACAAGGTTACTTTAAATTCTATATAGCTAGGATAATAACTAACCAAGTATTCTCTAGCACTTCACCATTCCACAAGAAGTACAGAGAGCAAATACCTTTTATTGATATTGATGATACAGAAGAGTATAATCCTTTAGCTGACAAGATTTGGCTTGATATACAGCACTTACTTACTAAAAAAGAAAAGAAAATAGTTGAGTTAAGGTACGTTTATAACCTAAAAGTGACTGATATAGCTAAGACAATGGGTGTTTCTACAAGGCAAATTTACAAGTATATCAAAGGGATTACAGGACACTTGAAAAAAAAGTATAAATAAAAGGTTCACAAAAACACACTTTATATATATCTATATGGATAAGGTATATAAAACTCAAGAAGGATTTGGCAAACATTTTAGATTTTTTTAGAAGAAAACCTCAAGTACAACCTAACCAAGAGGAAAGGTTTTACAATACGAGTTTATATGGGAACGCTTCAATAATGGGCAACTCATCTAATCAACCAATTTCAAAAGAACGTTCACTACAACTATCAACAGTTTGGAGTTGTGTGAAAGTAATCTCTGAAACAATAGCTTCTCTACCAATCTCGTTGTACGAAAAAGATGCAGATAATAAAAGATATATTTTATCTGACAATCCACTTCACTCTTTAGTAGGAGAGCAACCTTCAACTCTCTACAACTCTTTTAGCTTTTTTGAAAGAGCCTTAGTAGACCTTTGCCTTGATGGAAATTTCTTTGCTTATATAGAAAGGAACAATGGCGGTCTACCTACTCAAATAATCCCTATCCAATGTGATGATGTAAGTGTCTATGTATCGCCTGATGGTAGAGAAGTTTATTATGAAATAGAACAAAACGAACAAATACCTTACCCTATTACTGGTAAAGTAACTTCAGAGAATATGATCCACATAAAAGGATTATCTACTGATGGGGTTATGGGTAAGTCGCCAATACAAAGTGCAGCAGAATCTTTAGGTATATCTTTATCTATCGAACAATTTGCAGGTTCGTTTTTTAAGAACGGAGCATCTGTAGGTGGTATTCTTAAACATCCAGGAACGCTTAAACCTGAGACAGCTAAACGATTACGAGCTAGTTGGAATCAAACTTATAGTGGTTCTATCAACGCAGGTAAAACTGCAATTTTAGAAGAGGGAATGGATTTCTCTCCACGACAGATTCCGAACAATCAAGCTCAATTCTTAGAGACTAGACAATATCAAATTAGTGATATTTGTCGTGTTTTTAGAGTGCCTAACCATTTGGTAAACGATTTATCTAACGCTACATACTCTAACATAGAGGCTCAACAAATCGACTTTGTGGTACACACTATCACACCTTGGATTAAGCGTATTGAGATGGCACTTAATCAAAAGTTAATTCCTTTCAATAAGAAAGGCTCACAATATTTTAAATTTAATTTAACTGCCCTTCTAAGAGGTGACTCTAAGTCAAGAGCAGACTACTATAGAACACTTGTAAACATTGGTGTTATTTCACCTGATGAGGTTAGAGCTTTTGAAGATATGAACTCTATGGGTGGACCAAGTGAAAATGTTTATATGCAAAGTAATATGATGCCTTTAGATAGTTTAGGCGAAGGAACAACAAGAAAAGACACAGAATAATATGGCACTAAATCAAGAACAAAAAAGAACAAAGAAATTTTTAGTTAAAAAAGGTTCATTTGCTGAATCAGTTACAAATAGTGATACTGTTGATTTAAGTGAAGAAAAAGCTGAACTATATGTAGGTACAGGTGGTCACTTAAAAGTAAATTTATTTGGTGGTTCAACTATTATTTTAAAGAATGTACCTTCGGGAACATATTTACAAGGTATTTTCGTTACTAGAGTTTACTCAAAAGGAACAACTGCAAGAGATATAGTAGCAATTTATTAAACAAGTTGCAATATAAATACAATATGATAACAATCGTTTCAGGACCACCTTGCTCAGGTAAAAATACTTATGTAAAAAACAACAGACAAAAAGGTGATGTTGTTTGGGATTTTGATAAAATACACTCAGCATTAACAGGTGAAGAAACACATAATCATATTGAGAAAGTTAGAAAATACATTTTTTCAATGAGAGAAACTTTCTACAATGATTTAGAGAGTCAAAAAGATATAAGAGTTTGGATTTTAAATTCATCTCCAATTAGAAATGTGAGAAGTGAGTTAGCTAAAAGATTAGATGCTGATATTGTATATATAAAAAGAAGTAAAGATGAGTGTCTTAGAATAGCAGAAAATGAAAGACCTGTAGAATGGAAATCTTACATTGAAAATTACTTTGAAAGACTAGAAGAGATTAATGAAGATGAAAATGTTAACATTGTAGAGGTTAAATCATTAAGAGATGTAAACAGCTCTCCTTCTGATATAATGATAGAAGAAAAAAATAGTTATATTATGAAAAATAAAGAAACTAGAATATATAATGGTAACTACGAGGTTCGATTGGATGAAGATTCAAAAGAGACTAGAGTGAGTGGTTACGC